AACGGCAATTCACATTCTCGATTACAGACTATCGGTAATTCTTACTATGTAATATTTACCGATTCGGTAATTATTCCCGAAAGTTGTCAACAGGTAAAACTATACAGATACAAGAAATGTACCAAATAATACAGAAAACTATTGACAAAACAAGTATTATTGTGTATATTACTATCACATTCCCGTTTCCAGAGTGGTGACCCCACCTTAAAAAGCCGTGACCCAAAATACGCAAGTGAAGGGCTTTTTCTTTTCTACGTTGATCACTTCTTCTTTTCTTTTCTGGAGGTGTATAAGTTTCCTTTTGTCCCTGCGCCGGGCGCCCCACAAAGCGCCCCGGCGCGCACAGGGGGAAACACATAGATGAGAAAGATAGATATTTTTTTCTGCAAGGTCTGTTTTTATCCCTCAAAGCGTGACGATCCGTCACAGGTTTACAGGTTTTTGCATAAGTGTTTGCGTTGTGTACAATGTTTTACAAAATACGGTACACAACTGACCTTAATAATACAAGAATAATCAGAAAAATACAAAATAATGCAGAAATCTGTTGACAATGTGTCTATTTTTGTGTATATTATAGACACATCTGTATAGATATACACATTTCCACTAATAATTATGGGATATATGGTGACTGGAAGACCACCGAAATTCAAAACCGCGGAAGACATGCAAGAAGCTATAGATGCGTACTTTGATAGGTGTGACACAGATGGCATACCGTACACCCTTGGAGAGCTGGCATATGGGATAGGACTATCAAGGCAGGGGATGCTTGAGTACAGCAGGAAGGACGCCTTTTCTGACCTCATAAAAAGAGCACGTGAACGCGTAGGCGCGCAGTATGAGCGAATGCTCGTGTCTGGCAAAGGGTCAACGGTTGGCCTGATCTTTACGCTAAAGAATGGGTTCGGCTGGAAGGACAGAGACGATAACGACTTACAGTTGAATGTGTCGAGGGTTGTATATCTTCCATCTAAAGCACCTGTCGGTGGAGCACTGGGGTACAAACAAGGGGTGTCAGACGCAGAATACCGGGAAGTGGATAATACCAATTCTGGTGGCAGTGCTGAGGAAAATGAATAGTCATATAATTCAAGCAGTTACAATTGTTCGCGGGTCATTGGGTTTGTTGCCCAAAGTGCCGCGGCGGTTTTGTGCCGTTTTGGCGGGGTGGCCCCACCCCCGGCACCCCTTGCGAAGGATGCCCGGGTGTGCATGTGGAGTCCCATACACTGTGTAAGAATTTTAACCATTTTTTTCATACATTGATTTTATTCTGGAATTTTTCTAAAAAACAAAAAAGGGTCTAATAAGGGTTTCTGTTTGTACTGAGTTATGTCTTACCTAACATTTATGAGGTATTTGTTTTTTGGTTTGGTATTTATTGTTTGTGGGTATTTGGTGGGGGTTTTTTTTAATAATTGGTTATTGGGTGAGGATTTCAGATGAGTGCACGGTTGCTTGAGGTTGGTGTTGATTTGGTGGATGTTGAGCAGGAGGAGTTGCTTGGTATTCAGTCTGAGTCTCGCCGTGGTCGCTGTGTGATAGATTTGCGTCGTGTGGTTTGTGTATATGAGTCTCCTGAGGACTTTTTGTGTATAGAATTGGATTCTGGGGAGAGTGTAGTTACGGACATGTACGACATTGACACGTTTGTGAGTATTTGGGGTAGTGATGAAGGGTAAGGGTCGTGAGAATGTTCGTGAGGAGGTTTGGCGGCCTAATTCTGCTAAGCAGTTAGAGGTATTGCGTCGTGGTGAGACGGAGATATTGGCGGGTGGTGCACGTGGTGGTGGTAAGACAGAGTTGGGATTAGCTTGGTTGGCGGAGCCGGAGTATGTGAATAATCCCAAGTACACGAGTTTAGTTATTCGCAAGGATTATGATGATTTGAGCAACTGGTTATTTCGTGCTCGGAGTTTTTACCGGGGTTTATGTGATATAGTTGGTAATCCTGCTGTTATACGTTGGCGTTCTGGTGGTATGACACGTGTTGGGCACTGGAAGGATCGTTCTACTATTGGGAAGTATTTGGGTCATGAGTATGCGAAGATACTTGTTGAGGAGATAACGGATACTATAGGGAGCAAGGAAGAGTTTGACATGCTTATGGGTTCTCTTCGCAGTCCTGTAAGTGAGTTGACGGCGCAGTTTTTGGCTACCACGAATCCGGGTGGTCGTGGTCATGCGTGGGTTAAACGTCATTGGGTTGATGTGGCGTATGAGAAGACGTATACGGATGATGTTTCTGGTCATACTCGGATATTTATTCCATTTAAGGCTACAGACAACCCGCATTGTGACAGGGCATATTTGAAGTGGCTTGATGGGTTACATGAGCCGTTGCGGAGTGCTTGGCGTGATGGGTCATGGGAGACGTTTCAGGGGCAATTTTTCAGTGAATATGGAAAAGAGGAACAGCCTTGGGACATTGGTGTCAATAAGGCTACTGGCAGGGTGTTTGGCAGTTTGGATATAGGTATTGGTCATTATACCAGTTTTGGATACTGGTATTTGAGTCCTTCTGGGACTATACACCGTCTTTTCACGTATAAGGCTAATGGTCAGACGCATAGGGCACATGCTGAGACGATACGTGGTAGGATTGAGAGTTTCAGGCCGACTGGTGGGGCTTACCCTGTTACGGTGTGGGCTGGTCATGATGCGTGGACGAAATCACGTCTTGGTGAGGACTATGTGCGTTCTCCTGTTGATGAGTATAATGATGTTTTTATAGGTACTGGTGTTGGTTTTGTGAAGGCGAACACTGACCGTCAGGGTGGTTGTGCTGTCATGCGGGAGTTGTTTGACAGTGCAAGTGGTTCATCGTGTGTGTATTATTGGCCTCAGTACAACCGGACATATGCTGAGGACATGCAATCTATGATTATTGATCCAAACAAGCCGGAAGAATACCAGAAGGTAGACGGTGATGACACTGCGGATGAGTGCCGGTATGGTCTTCAGGGTATTTACACTTGGAAGAGTCAGGAGATACAGCACGGGATAAACCGGGCTGATTCTGGAAAATCTTCTTTATATGATAGGAATGCTTGGGTTAGAGATTCTGGGTATGAAACAATAATGAGGGAGACTTCACTGGTATGAGAAATGTTTATACTGAGGACCAGTTGTCTCGGATGCCGGAAGAAGAGGCTTCTCGGAAGCGTTATTTCATGCAGGGTGTTCCTGATGCTGAAAGGATGGTTTCACCCGAGAGGCTTGCAGAGTTATGTCAGGATCCTAAATTTCGAGAGGCCGTTGATTTGATGGAGAGGGTCGAGGGGCACACAAAGGGTGTTAAGAAAATGGCGTATTATGCTTTGAAACATAACCGTGAAGCTGATATGCAAGCGGATGAACAAAGGCGTGCTATTGAAATTGCTATGTCGAGGAAGGGGTAGGGGTATGAGGGTGTTTTTTCTTGTTTTGTTCGTTGTTTCTGTTGCGTTTGGTCAGATTGGTAATTGGGGGGGTTATGGTGATACTTCTGCCGTAACTGGTCTCAGGGCTGATTCGACAAAGTACAGCAAAGTATTTCAGTTGAGCCAATTTGAGGACGTTGCTTGTGTGCTTAAATGCGACGACACGTCGAGTTCTGGGTTTGCCAGTGATAGTCTTGCTATTGCGTATGGGTATCAGTTGGGTTATCCTGTTTATGATTCTGGTGGTAGCCGTGATACTCTTTGGTGGTTGCTTGTAACACTTGATACTGTTGTAACTGACAGCCTTGGTACTAAAAACACTGGAAGTGTTGATTCTGATGGAGCGCTCACCGATTATCTTGGGCAGGTTGACACAACTTCTGTTACTGGTTATGCGTGTCAGGCCTCTTGGTATGTTCCTGAATGGGCACCCATTATCAGGTATTGGGCCACTGGTTTGAGTGGTACAAGTATTGGGAATGATATTGTTGCGATATTCGACCACAAGAAGCGTGTACAAGTGAAAACTAATAGCCGATAGAAAGTTGGTGCCATGAAAGACCTGAAAAATAAATGGCGCAATTATGAGAAGGCTATAATTGACTATATAACTACGAGGCGTGAGGATTATTTCACGTCAAATTGTTATCAATCATTGCGGAACAGGCATACCCGTCTGCGTGATGCTTATGATATGCGGTACCATAATAACAGGAGCACTGTCAGGGCTTCAAATACATGGATGAGCAAGATTGCTGTTCCGCTTACCCGTGAGGCTATGCTTTCCCGCCGTGCGTTAACACTTGGTTCTTTTAAGAATGACCCAATATTGACGGTATATCCGGGACCGGGCACCGGGCATGATAAAGCCGTTGTTGCACAAGGAACATTGCAGTCAAATTTTCGCAATGGGATGTTTCGACAACGTGCTCTACATG